GTTTTGGTCCGTTTAACACGGTCTGGCAAGCTGGTGATGGCCGCACGGATCTTTGGATCCTTACGGCAGATGGTGACCAACGACAGAGGTATTTCGGTCAGATGTTTGTCAACCTGCTTGGCAAGTATATTAACATTCCGACGTACTATCTTTCTGAAAGTTTTTCCATCGGACGTTGCTTCGGCTGCAAAACCTAACACGTCCTCAACATCAGCGTCCATCCACATTGACGACGCATTAAATTTCCTTTGTTTTTCGCCATGCTCAAACAGGGTTGAATTGATTTCACCCTGGTAATCGGACACAAGAGTTTTCTCTTGATTGACTACTAGTCCGACCTCCCCTCCCTGAGCGACGATTTCGCCTCGGAGATTAGTGGTTGCCCGCACCTCGCGGGTTAGTAGATCATCGCCGTTAACCAACAAAGGATGTCCACTCCATTCCTTAAAACCAATTTCCTTCCTTAACATCATAGCGGTGAGTGCCATGTCAACTACGGTCTTGTTGATCAAGCATAAGAGTGGAAAAGACAATACAGAGCCCATGGGCTGCCCTGTAAAAGTCTCCCTTCCGTCAACACGAAGATTGGCAAGCACTTGCAATGCCTGGTGTTCTTCCTCCGTGATAACGTCCGCCATTTCCTCAAGGACCTCAACTGCTACTCTTACGTAAGCCGACTTGATATTGTCAGTCGCCGACGAGTAATCGAAACTCAGTAGAGAAGCGCCTGTAAGGCCCTTGACGTGCTCTTCGGTCGGGTCACCGACGAGCAACCACCCTCGCTTTTTTAGCATTTCATATAATGAGTAATGGAGCGGAGCCAATCGCCGAGTGTTCTCTGCAGAGTATAGTGTAACTACCCTGGGTTTACCAGATGAAAACACCAATTCAGTACGACAATCGGTAGAAAATTCTTCCTCGTTCCAATTACCCCCGTCCCTTCTCGTGTACATGCGGGTTGCATGGCCATTAGGGATAAACGGGGAACGCTTACTGTCCCACCCCTTTTCGACATTGGCGCGCATCGCGATTCTAAATCGCTCGAGATGCTCCTTGTCGACTGCAACTGGTTGGAACCTGGCCTCTTTCCACTGGTCAAGCTTCTCTTCGAAAAGAGGCAAACAGACTTTACAGCATGATTTCTCAATCTTCTGTATTGTCTTGAAGCTTAATTCCCAGACGATAGCTATGTCGTCAGAGAAGCATTGTCTTACGGCAGCCCGGAGACCGCCGCAGTTTATGTGCAGGGGCATTTC